ATGTACAACACACTGGCTTAACCCACTACACCTGTTTAATGTTGTACGACAGGGTTTAGGACTGAAGGAGCATCCTAAAGTGTCATAACATAGATAACGTAGGTTCTATTGCAAACCTTAGCCTGGTCAACATAGGGCTATCAAGCCCACGACTTTAGTCGTTGGGTAGTTGACCGCCTGCTACCCGATTAAACTATCTATTTTCTTTTGCTGTCTTGCATTGCTACGAATAAGTAATTCTAGTTTTGCTTTCTCGTTTTCTGCTATAGTAAGAGTTGCTTCACCAATAATACCATCACTGCTATAGTAAATAGTACCATTCGGATATATCCGCAATAAATCACCTTTCGATTTTGCAAGCCGTACTTCTTCGGTTGCTTTTTCAAAGAGTCCATAGATGTTATTTTCTTGTAGATACGTCCTAAATGCTGTAATTTCGTTTACGCTATCACGAGTCATTATAGATTCAATTATTGGTTTTTCAACATATAAATATAAATTAATTACCACTGTGCCCAAATACCACTGTCTTACATTTGTGTTGAAAGAACCTACATATCCTTCAAATGTTGGTATAAATACTTTATTTTTAATTTGATTTGTTGTTAAACCTTGTGGTGAAAAAATACCATATGTTTCTACAAATTTATTAAATTCGAACCTATATACTGTATCTAATACATTTAACTGAAGATTATTGTATTCCCATAATGCAATTTTAATTAGTTTACTATGGTAATAACCTTCACCATCAACATAATCATAAATATCAGGGTTATTAGGTAATCCATGAAGTGTTTCGAGGTATTGGATTTGATTTGATTCATCATTTTGTGATTCAGATACAATAATTGGTTTCTCCACACTTGCTATACCTGAAGATGTAACTTCAGATTTGCCTTTTAGCATCTTTATTTCTGCCAAATACTCCTTCTCGTTAGTAAGATGGTTTATATCTGTCAGAGATAGCTCATTGAAAATTGGTGTTGCCTTCTCTAGTATCTCATTTGTTGTGATGGATTTAAGTTTGTTCGCTGTTTTGTCGTAATAAACTAACTCTCCATCTTGTATATTTTCCATCTCATCTATTGCAGCAAGTATCGCTTCGTTTCCTTCATCACCTACACGGAAAAAACCATCTCGACCAATGCCAAATACTCCGTTATTAGTTCCATCATATTTCAAAGCTTTAATTCTTGCTAATACTCCTGGTGGTAAAGCATTAATGGCATGCTCACGCATTATAATCTCATCTTTTGCTGTATATATTTGTTCTGCATGCGTTTCATAAGCAGAACCCCTTTGTATAATATCGCCATAAACTTCTAATGTGTCCTCAACTATTAATGGGCCCTCAACGCGTGCCATGCCGGTTACTTCGAATCTATCAGCATATGCTGACCCCATATAAACATCATCATTAAAAAAAGTCATTCTATTAAAATTCACTTCTCCATTTACAGTTTGAGGTTCTAATGTTTCTATATCTAATTTTTTTTGTAGTTTTTGAGTATTTTGGTCTACTTCTTCTTGTAATACTACGATATTATTGCGATTATTATCTATTTTCATGTATATATCCTCTACTACAGTAGGCGTTCTAGTTACTTCGCTTTCTGCGACAGATTTGTCGGGTAATACTTGCACCGAGAATTCACAAGTGGTATTGCGACCATCCTTATAAACTTGAACGTTACAGCGGTAAAATCCCGCTTTTTCTATTTCATCACCAAAAGTATAGATCATGGTAGATACATCAATAGGTTTGGTTGCAAACCCATTAATGCTAATGGTTGCGTTATCTACTTCTATTTCTTCACCTTCATCGAATACATGTATTTCAATGCTACATTTATCTCCTAAAGTGAACTTCACCATTGGGTTGGCTAATTCTTTCTTAAAGTCTAGATTAATCACATACGGTTTCATTTATATCCCCGCCTTTATAATGTCGGTTATTTTAGTTTTCTTAAATCCAAGTTTCAATCTAAATTTCCGCCCATCTTTTCCGACTCTTAATTCTTTTTCACTTACTGGTAAAATCTTGTGATAATTAGAATCATATACTTCCACCAAATCAAAAAGACCTATTTCAGTTAAGTTTATCGGGTTAAGAGGGCTATCTGCGTCTAGATAGATATTATCTACATATCTTTGATTAGCAAGTTCTAATATCGCTTGGTATTGAGCATTAGCCAAGTATTCATCAGTGAATATACGTGCTTTCACTGGATAGATTCTGTTTTCTACATTAGTGCCATATTGGTCTGATTCTACTATTTGATTATCGCTTGTAAGATAGTAGTATTTTACTGCGCCTATTGGCGGTAGTGTTTCACCTGTGTTGAACCAGCGTTGGTTAGGTTCTAGTTCTTCTTCTGGTTCAGTTTGACTCCATACAAACTCCTCAGGGTCTACATTTACGTATTCTGTGACGTATTGTTGGAGTTTGTATTCATACTCAGTCGGATTTGCATTACCTGTTGTAACCCAGCGATAAGTAGGTGGTGCTGTTGGTGGAGTATAGGACCATTGAGTGACAAGTTCTTCACGTTGTTCTTTCCATTCTTTTTGCCCAAGATTTCCTGTTTCTACCCATCGATATCCTGGTTCTGCTGATGGTTGAATATAAGACCATTGTGTTTGTAGAGGGATAATATCATACCATCCAGGCTCTTCAGGTCCTATAGTAAGGTATTGTTGTAGTTTCCATTCCTTGTATTGTCTACCTGTCCATATCCACCGATACCCAGGTTGAGCTGTTGGCTGATTAATGTTCCATTGGATAATACCTGTATCAATGTAATCGTAAACATCTACATAATCCTGTAATTGTGGTACGTATTGTTGATACTTCCATTCTCTATATGTTTTGGAGTTGCCTGTTGAATACCATCTATAATTAGGATCCGTAATAGTAGGTTGGCTCGTAGCCCATTGTGTTTGGATTGGGATTACATCTTCCCAAAAACTTGCTAGTTCTTGCTTAACCCACTTATACCCAAACTCTGCATGCCTCATGACCGCAATAGTCTTATTTATTTGTGGCTGATTCTGGCTAAGGTCATATGCGAAATCTTTAAGTCTTATCTTGTGCGTAAGTCTAAACCCAGTCGCATGGAATCTTAAGACATTATTCTCCCAGTCGAACCAAGAGATTATGCGATTGTCGTAATACTTTAACGGTGTAAGTAAATACTTATATACATTCATCACCATTGGTTCTTTCGGTATCTCGCCGAAGATATCTTGGTAGTTGTTAGTTGGTTCTACATCGTAAGTGAAGTTATATTGAATCGACTGTGCCACTAGATCGGGTTGATGATTGAATACATAGCAAACAATATCTAATAGTTCATCCACTCCTGCTGGTGTAGGATAATGTGACCAATCCACCAAGATTTCAGTATCAAGCATTGTTCGGAAGTCATTACCTTGTATGGTAATGGTATTATATTGCTTTGATATCTTGTAGACGAACCCAGAATACACTTCCGTCCCATCATCTTCGTTCAGACGGAAGATTTTTGCTTTGTTGAGATTGTCAATTGATACTTCATACATATCTTCACCAGTGAGCCTAATGTCATCGAAATCATATACCTTAGTCGTGAGTTCGCATGTGATGTTTCTAAGGTTCGTAATGTGATTTAGATTGATGTCAAATAGTGCGATGAACATTAGACCATCTCCCTTATGGTGATAATGACATTACCTTCATTTGTCGTATGGTTGATGTTCACCGTATAATATCCTGGTTGTGGCATTATCAAAAATGCGTCTAAATTATGATCAATATATTGATACCAATTCTCTACGAATCTATCATTGAATTTCGTATATATTTTTCTGTTTATGCTATCAATCACTAATGTAAGGTCTGATGTAAGATTTGCATTAAAATGTATTTCAGTAGCATATATATCCCCTAATAATTGAACAGAAAAATCATTGATATTAAGATTGCTTAATTCCAGGTAGATTGGTGTATTAGGATATTTGCACTCTATAATAATATTTTCATTTGCTGTTCCTGTATATTGTACTATTTTATACCAATCACTTTCTGGAGTGAGTTTAATGTTACTTTCGAGTGTGTTATATCGTGTTTTCTCTGCTTTCGGTAATTCCTGAACAATTACATCACGATATATAGTACGAGTTGTGGGAACATAGGCTCTATATTGATTCTCTTGCATATAGATTTTGAATGCATCATTGATATTGACATCATATTTCGCCCTAATTGCTTCAATAATCGGTCTTTCAATTGAGATATAGAAGTAGCCATATGTATATGAAAAATTTCTAGCTGTTGATGTCTGATCATCAACTTTTGGAAATGTAGGAATATATGCATTTGAAAAATCAATATCTGTATAACATATATAATGATATCCTGCTGCACCTTCATCAAAGTAAAAATCCATTTCCCAAGGATTATAGGTTTCAGCACTCTCAAACTCATACTCAAGCACGCATCTACCATTATTCTTAAGAACAAATTGACGAACTATATCATAGTTGGCATATGCATTACCTGTGAATACTAATGTTGCTGTAATATCCTTTTGGGAGATGGTTTGATTATTCACATATCGTCCATTATCGGACTCAGAAAAGGTGAGGTCATATCCTAATCCTAATCCTTGCCAGTCAGTCGCAAAGTGGTTTCGGTTATTCAAGTCTATATATGATGTTTTATCTCTGTTCCATAATTTGAATTTCCGCATGCCCTCACCTCCTAGAATTGTTCAGCTAATCGTAAATTGATTTGTCTTACGACTTCATCATAGTCTAGTTCCTCACCAAAGTTTTGAATCGTTAGGTTGATGTTGAAGTTTTTCACGGAATTATCGGTGTAGTTCTTCACGTTCGATATATTAGAGAGTGTGCTTTCATTGTTGGTAATGATGTTTCTCATCCATTCTTGCTCTTGTAGTGTTTTTGATGTTGTGGTCGTAGTTAGCGTATCATTAATGCTCCGGTTGACTTCGACATCAAGCACTTTTTTATTGTCTAAACGTAATATTTTCCTAATCCAATCCCACACCATTTCAAGTTTTCCTATTACAGGTTCTAAGGCATTGAGGACTAAATCATATAGTTTCTTCCAGAGATTTTCTATCCACATAATGAATTCCCCGACTTTTTCAATAATAGGTGTTAGGATTGAAAATAAGACCTCTAGCTTCAAAGATAGAAACTCTATCACCGGAGTAAGTATCGTAGCTAATATATCGATTAATGGCGTTATCCGAGCAATAAGGACATTGAAAATTTTCATTACCAAGTCTAATATCGGCTTTAATCCCCGCATTATAACTCCGATGAGATTATTAATACTCTCTCGGAACTGTTCATTTTTTGCATACATAATGGCCAACAATCCAATGATAATTCCAACTGGTCCTAATGCTCCTTGTAACGCACCACCTAATTTTGTAATCATTGGAATCATGCTCCCTATCCCGCTAGAGATTTTCCCTACAATAAGGAGTACTGGTGCTAGTGCCGCTACTACACTGCCTACTCCTACTATCATGCCTTTTGCAGAATCTGATAGATTACCAATCCATTCCACGAATTTTTGCAAATTAGGGACAATCTTTTCTTCGATAAATCCCGCTATTGACTCAAATACAGGCAGGAATGCTACTCCAATTTGTCTTGCTACATTTGCGAAGGCGGTTTTGATACGGTTCATTACATTATCAAACTCTGCTAATTTCCCAATCTGTTCATCTGTAAGATAACCTAATGTATCAAACTCTTGATTAAGTGCGTCTAATGCGTCAGCACTCTTAATCAGCGGTATTAGGTCTTGTGCCAAACGTTCGCCGAATATTTGGTTTGCTAATGCCACTTGAAGTGTTGAGTTTTCTATCATATTAAGACGCTTTATTACTTCCATAAACATATCTTCTTGAGAACGTGTGGAGATATCCTGAAGTGTAAATCCTAGGGTTTCTAAGGCTTTCGTAGCATTATTGGTTTGTCCAAGTAATGCTTCGCCCATTGCACCACGAAGAGCAGTAAAACCTTTTGTAAGTCGTTCATTCTCTACATCTGTTTGCATAGCGATGTACTGGAACCGTTGCATTTGCTCTGCTGTAAGGTCGAATTTATCTGCTAAGGTTTGGATTTCATCCCCGTAGTCTACTGTTTTCTTAGTTAATGCGGTGATACGCGCTACTACTCCAGCTGCGGTATCTGAGATTGGCGTTAATTTTTGTCCAAGTTGACTGACCTGGTTTTCGAAATCTTTGAAGCCTTTACCAAGGTTCTCTAAGCGTATCTTGTCTAGATCTTCGAGTTGTTTCTTTAGTTTTTGAACCGCTGTTTCGGTTTTTGTAAGTTCTACCTGCCATTTGCGATATTCTTCCTGGTTCTTCTCTGTGATTCCTGCTTCTTCCATCTGTTTGAGTCGTTCTCTCAGTATTTGTGCTTTCTGTTCTGTCCCTTCTATTGCTTTTTGTGCTGCTTGTTGTGCTTTAACAAACTTATCAGGATCCCATTCTAATTTCAGTGAATCTGTTAATGCTTTTGCTTCTTTCCCTGTATTATTTAATTCTTTATTAACCTGTGACATTTGCTTTTTGAATTCGGAATAATCAGCATCAAATACAACTTTAATGCCTTCAATATATTCTGCCATCTAATCACTTCCTTTCGGAATAACTCCGCCTTTTAGGAATGCTACTGCTTGTTCAGGTGAAAGTTCGATAACTTCATCGTCTCTTTTTTGCTGTTTTTGTATTCTTAGATATTGCTTATAATCATCAATTTGGAAATCTAATATTAATGCAAGTAAGTCATTATAGGATAGAGATTTTATCATTTCATGCTCTATCCCGTATCTTTTACAAAGTTTAAACACCTTCAAAATAAAAGGCAGTCCGAGGTTCTTCTCCTTATCTACTGGTTCGTTTCTTACTTTCTTCGATAGTTCATATAAACGCTCGGACTGCCACATTAGTTTTTTACCGCACTATTTTGCACCTGCCGAAAAACTTCATCAAATGCTTTTTTCAGTTCGGTTATCATTTTTTCATATTCTGAGTGTGTTGGGTCGAATAGTTTTAGGAACGCTTCAAATGTTGGTGCTTTTTCACTCTCAAGCCAACAATAGAGTGCTTTTAGTATGCTAATATAATTTGCTTGTCCTGTTTGATTACTCTTTGCTATTCTTTCTAAATATTCTTGGAAGCTGCATTTCAATTGTTCACCAAAGTATTGCTCAAAACGATAATGTGCATAAGCTGAAACATCAAGAGTAAAATCAATTGGACCGTTTTTTGTCGGGAGTGTGATAATCATTTTTACCTCCTATTCAGCTGTAACTTTCGGCACAGGAACCGAATTGCCAAATGTACTATAACCGTCGTCAGTTGGGCTTGCTGTTATTCGCCATACTAGTAATGTATTACCATTAGCATCAACATAATTGTTTGTTCCTGTCTCATCTTTCAATAGCGTCCCTAGTACTGTAATAGGGATTTCATAATTATTAGGTGTGGGTTCTTCTTGGTCTTGAGTGAATATTTCAGTAGGTTTCCCACTTGTCACATTGAAGAGCCAGCATTTTAGTGTAGCCTTGGAATCGTTTTGATCTTGTTCATGAATTTCAAAATAAATCGCATGTTCTTTTGCAGCCAGCTGTTGAATATCCGCAAGTCCACCTGCAATACGCATTTTCCGTCCCATATCGATTTCGTAATCATCGTTGAGATACGTCATTATTAATGAGCCAGTAAGTCCTTGGTCGCTTGCTAAAACGAATGCTTTGAGCCCATCTGCATATATAGGTTTCTCAGAATATGTCCCATTAAGTGTGAGTTGATGTGCTCCACCAAGTGATTTTGGTGAAACTCCCTCATAACTTCCATCAGAATTTGGGACTGCGTATTTAACGTTTTTAATATTAAATTTTATCTTAGCCATGTTTAACCTCCTTAATAAAGATAAAATGTATATGTATATTGATATCGTTGAAGTGTAGTGTTGTACCCTACTGTGATTTTTGTATAGTTCACTTTGTTTTTTAGATGATTTTCAACTAATTGCATGAAAAAAGACCTATCTTGCCTTGTGCAGAATAGGTCAACATCGTAATTTTTGGATCGTATTAAAACTTTTCCATTGCCATAAGCCAATGGTGTGTCAGTGACTTCTCTATAGACAATGTAATTATTATCTTTCCCTACATGGTTGTACTCATCATAAATGTTTATATGTTCTTTTAGGGGTTCAAGTAATTCTTCTATGGTCATTTTTTACCCCTCGCAGCTTCTAAGATTTTTTGTCTATATTCTTCTTTTTTTCTAGCCCAAAGAGGCCTGACAAAGGGATACTTCACAAGTCCTTTCTTGGAATATCTGACCCCGAACTCTAACAAACCACTTAGCCATGATTTTTTACCAAAATTTACCTCAAAATATGTTCTGCCTTTTTCTGTTTTCTTGTCCCTAGTAATATTGTCCCTTAAATGCCCTTCTGCCCCGCCATCTCCTTTTGACACTGGAGTAACATCTCGTAAATTTCGCTCAAAGTCAGCAGAAATTTCATCGAGCGTATCAGTAAGGTCTATCTCTAATTCTTTTTGATAATTATTGATAGCTTCCGCAACTAATTTTTTCAGTTCCTTGTTGATAGTAGATAGGGGTATAGAGCGTACTCCTTGTTTTCTATTCGTCATCTATGCCACCTCAATACAGGTAAGAACTAACCATTCACGTTTTTCGTTTTCATTATACAGTGATTCGATTTTGAATTTTCTTTCTCCACGTTTGATTATCATTGTTTTTTCTATATCAGGAGAATAACGGACAATAATCTGATAAGTTACTAAAATATCAAACGCATCTTGTTGGTCTGTTCTTGTTGCAGATGATGTTCTAATAGCGGCCATTTTGGATTTGTAATACGTTTCATTCCCTTGCTCGTCGACTGTATATAAATCGATTTTATGTCTTAATTCTCCACTATTCATATTCTACTCCTGTTTACACTTCAGTTGAAGAGTGAATATAATTGACTGTATGCCCATTGGTATTTGCCTTAAGACTTTTTCTGTTGTTACACCTCTATTGTTGTACCAATGATCGACGAGCATGAGAATAGCGAGGTCTAATTTGGCGATATCATCAGCATCGTTAAGTTTGTCATATGTTATCCCTTTGGACTTGAAAAAGGAAGAAGCCGACATTATGAGCGTATTGATAGTTTGCTCGTCGGCTTCTATTCGTGAATATTCTTTTACTTGGTCAATAGAAACCATTAGGAATTTCTCCTTTCCTCTGCTTACGCAGGTAATGTCCTTCTCGGCAAAGTTATCTATGCTTACATGTACAACACACTGGCTTAACCCACTACACCTGTTTAATGTTGTACGACAGGGTTTAGGACTGAAGGAGCATC